GGAGTGGTGCTGGCGGGGGTGGAAGCGCCCCTCTCTCTGGCGGTCGGCGAAGCGGGGGAGGATGGCAACTACGGTTACAACATCGAGGAGTACCTTGCCCGGCCGTGGCGGATCCTCTCGGCGGCGATGACTCCCTACCGCCTCTTCGACTTCACCAAGGAGGGCGTGCTCAAGTCTTCGGTCAAGGCCTTTGCCGATCTCACCCTCTATGCCAACCACAACGCCAACGTCAACGACTGGAAGGGCTTTGTCCGCAACCCGACCTGGGACGAGGCCAACACGCCGCCGGGGATCAACGCTCTCTTTGTCATCGACAAGATCGTCGATCCCAAATTGGCGCGCGGTGTCGAGACCAAGGCGCTGCGCTCCGCCTCGGTAACGATCTGGTTCGAGTACGAGCGCAGCCACCCGACCCTCAGCAATTTCTACGACCGTCTCGGCGAAGAGGTCGACGGCCAGATCGTCCGCTTCATCGTCACCAAGATCGTCAATGCCGGCGAGGTCTCGATCGTCTGGGAAGGCGAAGATCCCTATGCCAAATCNTTAGCTGCCGGCGGCNCNCCGCCGGCCNNCGAAACCGGGCTGGAAGTGCCCGACAACCACGGAGGAACCGACATGTTTAAACTCACTGNNNCACTCGCCGTCCTGCTGGCCATGGCCGAAGGGACCGAGGTCACCCCGGAAGCACTGGAAGCCAAGATCAAGGGGCTGCTCGATGCCAAACAGGCCGAGCTCGACGGGCTCAAGGTCGAGGCCGCTCTCGGCAAGCAACTGCTGACTGAAACCCGCACCAAGGCCGAGACCCTTTACAAGGCGGCCAAGGGCGACAAGGCCAGCCCGGACTATCTCAAGATCATCCAGGGCGCCGATCTCGCCAGCGCCCGCGCCATCGTCGTGGAGTACACGACCGAGGTTGAGGGGCAGATTCCGCTCGCCTGCCCGAAGTGCGGCGAGAAGTTCAGCCGCCGCAGCTCGACCGAAGACGAGAACAAGGACAAGGGCTCGTCCCTGGGCAAGCGGGAAGAGGACTACATCGTTTAGTTGTAGGAGCAGGCTCCGGCCTGCGATCGCGAGCTAGAGCTCGCTCCTACGTTCACCCCTTAACTCATCAAAAGGAGCAATCACATGTGGACAGTCGGATTTAAAAGCATCGGCGCACTTTTCGTCACCTTCCTGCTGGCCGTCGGGATCCTCGCCGCGGACAAGGGCAAAGTTTGCAAACCGAGCGCGAACGGTACGGTCGATCTTTGCGACGCCGAGGACAATTTCAACGGCGTCCTCGATCAAATCGATCTTGACGGGAACATGAACTCCGCCAGCGTTCAGACTAAGGGCTATGTCGAGGATCTTCCCTACACCGGAGCTCCCGGTCTCGGCTGGCAAGAGCTGGTCGCCGATGGCCTCGGCGGGGTCAAGCCTCCGGAAGTGGCTGGTACCGGCCGCATGTTCTGGGTCGTATCCAAGGATGCCGGTGCCGGCACCTTGACCGTCGATCTCGGGTAAATAACCCATTCAACCTTCATCCTTTCACCCATAGGGAGATACCGCCATGAAACTGGCAAAAGAGATGTACAAGCAGGCCCGCAACCAGGGGATGACCTTTTCCGAGTTGCTTACCGTCGAAGCCCCGTCGAAGAACGAAAAGCTCGATGCCTACCAGTTCCAGCTCTTTGAGCGGGGCATTAACCTGAAGACCTCGACGGTGGAGCAGTTTTACCGCACCACGGAGGATTCGATCCTCTTTCCCGAGTTCATTAACCGCAATGTTCGCATCGGTCTGGCCGGTTTGTCCGGGCTGGATCTGGCTCTGGAAGACATCGTCGCCACCACGACCACCATCGACAGCGGCGTCTATGACAGCGTCAATGCGGCCTTTGCAAACAAAGACCTCGATTTCAAGCGCATCACCGAAGGCGCGGCCTTCCCTACTGTAACGATCAGCACCGCCAAGAACTCAGTACGCCTGGCTAAGCTCGGTTTGAAAATCGAATCGTCGTATGAAGTGCTGCGCCGCATGAAGCTGCCGCTCCTCGCTATTCATATCCAGCTGATCGGCCAGCGGATCGCCAAGCGCAACGTTGCTTACGGCATGTACAACATCGTCAACGGCGACGGCAACAACAACGCCGCCCCGGCCACCGCCGCGACCGCCCTTGGCTATGCCGCGCTGCTCAAGCATTACCTGAGCATGGATGAATTCACCGGAACGGTCATGGCCGCTAAGACCGCCGACATGGAGAGCATCCTGAATCTCGATGAGTTCAAGAACGCACTCCTCTTTGATACCGCCAAAACCGGCAACATCCCGTCGCCGTTCGGTTTGCCCTTCAAGCGCTTTAACTGGACGGAGACCACGCTCGGTAACAAGCTCGTGCCGATCATTGCTAAGAACGCCACCCTGGAGATGATCAAGGAGACCGGCGCCGAGTTGATCGAGACCGACAAGGTCATCGACAAGCAGCTAGAGAACACCGTGATCAGTAACGTCATCGGCTTCAGCCGGATCTTCACCAATGCGGCGAAGATCTTCACGATTCAGTAACCATGGTCACCATTGCTGAAATGGTGCAGAACCGGCTACCCGACGAGGCGGCGATCTTCGCCGCCTCGCTCGGGGCCTTCATCGAAGAGGCGCAGTCCGACGCCGGCTTCGAAGGGGTTGCCGAAAACGCCCTCTCGACCCGGCAGAAGTCGCTGATCGCCGACCTCGCCGCCAAGGCGCTAATCCTGCCGGCGATGAGCAAGTACAAGAAGGCCGTCGAGGAAGCTGAGGGCGACGGCGCCGGCAAGGCAAAGTTTGCCGACAAGCTGGCCTTTCTGAAGCAGATGGAGACCAAGCTGGTCGCCAGTATCACCGAACGCAAGGCCGCGCTCTCGATCGCCAGNGANAGCGGNGTNCCGATGACCTTCATNNNGACNGAGTAAAGAGGCAACNATGGATCTCCTCGACGCCGAAGCNACTGCCGAATTTCTCGCCGCCATGCGCGACCTGACCGANACCTTNNANCAGGATCCGGTCACGCTGCGCCGGGCGGGCGGCGGCGACGTTGCTCTCCTTGCCGGGTTGAAAGCGTCCGGCAGCGGCACGGGAGAACAACACGGCGAGCTGCGGCCGCGCGATACGGGTGAAGAGATCGCCGAACGCTACACCGTCAGTTTTAACCGTTCCTATTTGGCTGAGAAGGGTTTGGTGGATGGCAATGACGCGCTACTTATCACCGTCGATGATCAGTTGCTGATCCAGGGCAAACGCTTTGTCCTGGCGGCCGTAGCTGACAAGGCGCGCTTCCGGGGCTTCGCAATCCTGGTTGTCTTGGAGGCGGTGCGCTGATGGGCGTCTCTTTCAGCGGCGACTGGGGCCGCATCGATAAGACCCTGGGGAATGTCGCGCGCAATCTCAAATCCGAGACTGCACGCGCCATCGGCCGGGGGCTGAAGAAGGTCGAGCGCCGCGTCCTCGGTCACATCGATGAGCAGGATCTGGAGTGGCAGGAATTGAACAAGGACTATGCCGATCGCAAGGACGCCAAGGGCCTCTCCCCCGATATCTTGCGCGCCAGCAATGCCATGTATCAAAGCATTACCACCGATCAGCCGAACGCCTGGGAAGGGATGGTCGGGGTCAAGCGCGGTACCAAGGGCAAGGATGGCGAAGAGGTCACCGATATTGCCCTGATCCACGAACAGCCCGACGATGACGGTACGATCATTCCGGCCCGTAAATTGTGGGCCCCCACTTTCGAGGAATCGAAAGACGAACTCGCGGCCGAACTCTCGGGGACGGCGATCAAGGTGCTGAAGCGATGACCAACGCCATCAAAACCTTTTTGACAGATTGCCTGGTTGGCTGCTGGCTGCCGCGGCTGCTGGTCGATCCCTACCGCAACGGCGAGGCCGGCTCGATCTTCTTCGGCGATCTGCCCCGTGACTGGCTCAAAGACAACAGTTTTGCGGCGCAGTGTTTGGTACTGCAGGACCGCAAAAAGCACGACGGCCGCCTGATCGGCAGCGCTCGCAACGTCACCCGGACCAGTCTGAAGCTCACCCGTCGACGCTATAGCCGTGACGTGCTGCTGCGCTGCCTCCTCTATGCCGAAACCTACGACGATCTCTGGGGGAGTGAGGATGTCGAAGGGCTGGTCGACCAGTTTGAGCGCGCTGTTGCCGCCACTAAATGGCTGAGNGATAGCGGCGGCAGCGCCATCCGGGTTGAACTGCAGGAAGCCACCCGCCCCTGGGGTGCCGATATCGAAGCCGACCGGATCAAGCGCCGGCCGCACCTGGCGATTATCCGGGTCAGCTTTAAGGGCGGACTGCAGATTACCAACGATCTACCGATCATCTCGGGCGTGGAGATCACGCCGACCATTACCTGAGCAACGAAGGAGACGACATGAAGAAGTTAAAGGGAAGTCCGGAGAGCATGGTGGCCCCTAAATCACGGGAACAGGCGAATGCCCTCTATCTGGTCGAAAATCTGGCCGCCGAGCGCAACCTGGCCGTCTGGTTTGTCGCCGGCCTGCGCCAGGCCACCGGCTGGGCCGATGGCAAGATGGTGACACGCGAAGAATTCGATGCGGCCGTGACTCGCTTTGCGGCCCGGCCGCAGGGTAGCGGCAAAATCTGACCACAAACGGCGCTAAGCCGGGGAGATCAAACCAATGAAAGACGTGATTGAATATCTGGTCGATGGGACCAGCGGCCTGGCGCCGGGCGGAGTGGATGGCGCAGCGATCGTCTGCGGTGTCTGCTCCCTCGGGGAAGCCGGTAAGGCCTATCTGCTCGGCCGGTCGAGCGACTTGAACGGATTGCTCGGGGTTGGCCCCCTGGTCGATCATCTGCGCGATCTTTTTGCGACGGCCGGACAGGATTCCGTGGTCATCGCCGTGCC